AAATGAATAAACAACAAGTTCAAAAGCGAATCCATAAGAATAACCAGTTATTAGACTTAGATTTATTTCAATGGGATGAGAATAGCAAGGTATTGCGAACCAAGGAAAGTAATATACAGTGTTATTTTCATGGCATAGATGGGGTATCTTTTTATGTTGGTGGAGGGTGTTATATTGCGGCTGGGGATAACATTACGGTTCGTGGTTTATCGGATAACGAGATAAAAATTGGTAATCATGGTGATATACGAGCGTTTGATAATGTAAAGTGTGTAGCTGGGGATGATTCCGTATTTAATGTTGGAAGCAATGTTGAAATGACAGTTGGTCATAATTCCAAAGGCAAGGTAAAGGATTGTTGTGTAATCGAGGTATTGGGGATGGGAACATTGATTGCTGGTAATAATTGCAAGTTTATTACTGGTGGCAATTCCATTATACGTATGGGGAGTAGTTGCAAGGTATACCGTTACGATATTAAGGAAATTATTGATATGGATTTAGTGAAGGATAAGCATACAGATATTGCTAGATACGATTTAAAGATCGAGTTAAATGATAATGGGATTAGTGGATATAGGGTGTTACCAAGATATGGATATTAAAATGATAATACAGAGTATAGTAGACCGATTTAAGTTGTTATTTAGCGATATTATCAGTCGTTGGATAGCTAAACCTACGTCATATGGCGTATGGATTGTTATATATGGGACTAAAGCAAAAGGTAATGCGAAAAAGCAATTTAAGTTGTATCAAAATGCTTGGGCGTATTATGACGATGGGAAAGCGTATAGCCTGGATATTGACGGTGTAATTATAAATAGGACGGGGGTTCCATTTAAATATACCACTGAATCTGGGTTGCAGATAGACGATAGCAAGCTCAACAAAGATTTTTATACTAAAGAGAATATTCAAAGAAAAAACCGTGCCTACAAGAAGAAGCGGTTTATTAGGTAAGGAGGTTATTAATATGTCACCACGAGCAGTAGGTTATTTAAGGGTTTCCACACGTAAACAAGAAGTATCTATGCAGAAAATGGCTATATATGAGTATTGCGCTAAGCATGGATTTAAGATTGATGAGGAAGTTGGGGATATGATTCATGTTATTTGTAGCTCAACTAAGGGGGTTGAGAATCGAATGATTAACCGGGTATATGAATTAGAGGACGGTGATCATTTATTATTTTATTCGATATCTCGGTTAGCAAGAACACTTAGGCAGGCCAATGAAATAATTGAGGATTTATATACGAAGGGTGTTGTAGTTCATTTAATCAAGGAAGGATTGGTATTAGATAGTAAAAAACCTTCCCCAGCAGTTAAGATGTTTGTTAATATTTTAGCATCGTTTGCCCAATTTGAGCGTGAGCAATTAAGTGAGCGAACAAAAGATGGGTTATATGCGGCGATGTCAGCTGGGCGAATGCCCGGCCCCAAAAAAGGGTCAAAGCGTGGCAGCAAACTTGACAAATACACTAATGTTATCTTAACGTGGTATTGCGAACGCAATTGGAGTAAGGCGAGAATCGCAAGGAAATTAAATGATATAAAGGGGAAAGATGGGAAGCCATTGGGATGTTCATATATTTCTTTGCATAATTTCTTAAAGAAACGTGAGATTGCGGCTTTAATAAAAGTTAAACAAGAAGAAATAGAAAATCAAGAAAATGAATTAATAAAGCGACTTAATCCACAATAAATGGAGTATTATGCGCTCGCATGTTTTCGATTGATGATTTAAAAAACAAAATGGAGGATTCGGTTCACGAGTATTTGCTTGCCCGAGCCTCCATGCCTAATGCGTTAAAGAAGGGGTATGGGAAAATTGAGTTATCATTTAGGATAACGTGCGAAAATAATAAGCCAGCCTTTTTTCATCACAAAGAAAGTGTTGAGGAAACCATTAAGCCATGATTACGGCTAGCGAGGAGTTAATCCATAAATGGCGTACTAAGCCAATAACCTTTGTACAAGATGTCATTGGGTTCCATTTAACACAAGAAGAACTTGATAAAAAAGGCGAATTATACGGTACTAGCCCAGGCCCACTAGGGTTACATTACATGCTAGACCCGTTACAGGTAGATATTATTCAGTCGTTAGCGGATTTATGTTTTGTTCAGTGGAAAAAGGGCAATGGGGTAAAATTACATGAGGTTGAGGCGAAATTATCAAAGAAAAAAGGTGTGTCTACCATGGCTGGCAAAGGTTGTGGGAAGACAGCCATTGCGAGCTTAGTCTCGTTATGGTTTTTGGTGTGTTATGACAATAGCAAGGTGTTTTTAATTGGCCCTAAATACGATCAAATTATGGCAGGTTTATTCCCAGAAATAAGCAAATGGTATAACCGGTCCATAGAGGTTTATGGGGTAGAGGGGAATTACTTGCGTGAATGTGTTGATGTTAAAGGCGAAACCGTTTTATATACAGGGCAAGGTGATAAAAAATTAAATGCGGCTAAAGGTTGGTCGATCAAGATTATTACATTTGGCCAAAGTGCTAATAACAAAGAAAATACCGTTGGGTTACAGGGTAAACACGCTGATAATATGCTATTTATTACGGATGAGGCCCCGGGTATCCCAAATTACGTATTTGATGCGATAGATGATACGTGTACGCAGGCTAACAACGTAATATTCAATATTTTTAACCCGAATAAAAATACAGGTTGGGCAATTGATGCCCATAGTGCCAAAATGTCAAAATATTGGATTACGCACCAAATTAATTGCGAAAATAGCACTTTGGTAAGCAAAGATCATATTGAATATATGAGGAACAAGTTTGGTGTAGATAGCAATATGTATCGAGTAAACGTGTTAGGGTTGCCGCCATTAACCGATGACGGGGCATTTATAAGTTATGAGTGGATTCGGCAATCGGTTGAAGCCTATGATATGTATGACCCCGAAAAAGATGCCCCACTTATTACCGCGCTTGATGTTGGTGGTGGTGGCGATCCTAGCCAATGCGTGATTATGAAAGGACGTAAGCTGATTAGATTTGAGAAAAACACAAGCCCAAATACAGAAGTGGTAGCGTCTTGGTATGAAGAATTACTGAGTGATTACGAGCCAGATGAATATTACATTGATGCGGTGGGGATTGGGCAAGGCGTTTACGATAAATTGGTTGCCATGGGGTATACAAAATTAAAGGGAATAAAAGGTAATTCTTTCTCAAGAAGTGATCGCTATTTCAATTTAAGGGATGAGTTAGGTTTTAGATTGCGAGATGCATTTGAGACTGGCAATATATATATTCCAGATGATGAGGAATTGATCAATGAAATTAGTTTATTGATGGAGGACCAAGAGCATCGAAGTGGTAAATTCAAGTTGGTCAGTAAAAAGAATGACAAGTTCAAGAAGGAAATGCGTGGCAAGTTGGGATATGAAAGTCCCAACAAACTTGATGCTCTAATGATGTGCTTTTACAACAGATATGAAGTGACAATGCGAATAAAAGAAAGAAAAAAGGATAGATCATTTGTTTCAGGGAATATTATTCAGCAGTTAGACAACGCTTGGATGGCGTTATAGGAGGAAATCATGTTAAAACTTAGTTCGGAGGTTTTAGGCCACGATCATATTATATATATTAGGGCGGCCGTTGAACCGGAAAGTGTTACGGAAAATGGAGATGGGATTATTGGGTTTACCAGTGCTAATGAAGATGACGGGCATCAACACGAAATTTGGTATAACCCAGGGTCAATGGGGCAAGAAATCCCAAACCCAGACACCGGGGAACCAATGGTTATTCCAGAGAGATATTTTGTGCAAGAAGTTAATGGGCACACTCATGAGATATTAGACCAATATTTGAGTATTCCCTCTAATAAAAGGGAAAAGCAATCAGAAAATTATGAGGAAATAACAAATAAGTATCTTAAAATTGCCGCTTTAGCCTATGATAATGATTGTACTTATTATCATAAAGATGCCGTGAAAGCAGAGGAAATGGTTTTTGGTGGGGAATATCAATGGGATGAATCAATTAAAACGACATTACAGCAAAGAGGGCGGCCTTATTTATCATTTAATGTAATTAAAAACAAAGTAAATACGTTAGTAGGATTTTTTCGGTCCGATCCAATGGTGCCAAAAGTTAAACCAACGGAAGGTAGTGATGCCACCTTAAGTGACGTATATAACGCGTTAATTACACATACCTTGGCTGATTGCGATTATAAGAGCGTTCAAAGTGAAGTTGTCACCGATATGATTATTACTGGTAGGGGCAATATTAATATCGGCATTGATACTAAGCATGGGGTTGAGTATGGAGACCCTATGATTGAACACCAAGAATGGGAGCAGGTGAATTATATGCCTCACCTTAAAAAAGATCTCAGTGATTGTGAGGGGGTCGTTAAGTGGCGATGGGTAACTAAAGATTATTTATTAAGAATTGCCCCTGAAAACAAACTAAAAGAGGTTGAGGGAATGAGCGGCACAAGCGTTATGTCTAACTTAGCAGGGTATCAACAAAGTACCAAGCAACCATTTTTATTATTTAATAAGAGTGCCATTAACGAGGAAAAGTACCGATTGATGGACATTACACGTCGAGAGTATAAAGAACGCCTCGTTATCTTTAATCCAGTAGATGAGTATTATTTAGATGGCGAAGATGGAGCAATAGAATCGTGGTTATTAGATGCAAAAACTCGCAAACGCATTCTTAGTATCCCTGGGTTTACTAAGGACACAAGACGAGTTACAGAATATTGGGTTGGTACATTTGCCGCAAATATCATGTTGTATGACAGGTTGAGTGAATTTGATGGGTATATGACCATTCCGTGTTATGCGACTAAACGCCGTGGCCGTATTAAAGGTGAGGTTTATGATTTAATTGACCCCCAAAACGAGTTAAATAAGCGTACCACCAGTTATATTGAGCTATTAATGCGGCTTGGAACAAATGCTGAAATTTATGATGATGAAACTTTTAATGATGAAACGGATAAGAAGAATTATGAGACAGGGCGTTCAACCCCAGGCGCCTTACTTAAAGTTGCAAACGCTGATAAGCCCCCGAGAGAAAAAACACCCCCTCGGTTTCCAACAGAATTATTACAGATTGCTCAATTAAGCGAAAAACACATTGATTTAATTTCAGGTTTTAATACTGAGGGGGTGGCTGGTGTTAGAGGGGTTCAGTCCACACCATTATTCCGCGAAAGACGTAATGCGGCGTTAGCTAATATTCAATATTTATTTGATAACTATAATATCATGTTGCGGCAATTGGGATTTAGGTTAATTGAAATGTATCGAATCTTATATACCCCTGAACGAATTTACAGGATACTGGAAAACCATTCAAATGAAATGCGAATGAAAAATAACGACGAGTTTACCATTAACGGCAAACTATTTAGGGAATATAACCCTGAAGCAATAAAAAAGATATGGGAAAACCCTGATTCCCTCAAATACGATATTGTTATTGATTACGGGCCATACTATACCACTAAGTCTGATGAAAATTTTGCTACTTTTGCACAATTGGCGCAACAAGGTGTCCCAGGAATAACCGCAGATTTCTTATTGCAATTAAGGCCAGATATTGATGAAACACAGAAAAAACGATTGTTAAATGCTGCTCAACAAGGCCAGCAAATGCAAGCACAATTAGAACAACAAAAAAATAATATTGAGATTGAAAAGACTAATATTGCACAACAAGGTCAAAACATTAGGCAGCAACAGCAGTTTGATCATGAAACAAGAATGAAAGTTATTGATAAGGGACTTAATCAAAGTTAAAATTAGTCAATTAACAATAAATAATTGACAATTTTATATTATTTATGTAATTGTGTAAATATCATATTAACTGCTTAATGGAATCACCATGGGCCTCACAGATTAATTTTTAGTAATTTTTCTGTGGGGCCTTTTTTTTTGGGAAAAATTCACATTAAAAAGTTAGGGCATGGCGACCCAGAAGGAGTAAAAAATGAGCGAAGAAGTCACTCAGGAAAAAGAATACAACCAGGCAAATGTCTTGTACGGCGATGTTCCCAGTCCCGAAGAAGCAGAAGCGGTTGATGAAGTAGTTGAGGACGATGCGGACAAACAAGAAAAGTCCGAAGAACAAAACAAGGCCAAAGATGAGCCTCGTAAAAAAAGAAAAAAGAAGGAGTTCGTTTTTAACCGAGATAAATACATTGAAGACGGAATAACCGACGAAAGTGTATTAACAATGCTTGAGGATAAGGATCGTGAGCTTCACAAGCGCAATATTACCATTGGGAAACAAGGTGCAGAAAATAAAAGACTAGAAGAAATTGCCAAAGAGCTTGAGTCAATTAAAGAAAAAGCTAAAGGGATTTCAGACGACGAATACAACGAATTGGCACTAGATAACCCGGCAGAGGCAAGAAAGCGTGATGAAGAAGCGAGAAAGGCCCAGGAACAAGAGCGATTATTGATAATGGAACACAATATCGAAATGAATAAAGGGATATTGGCTAAAACGGAGTCAGAAACAATGGAAGCGTTGACAATGACCGACATTAAAGATGACATTATTGGCATATTATCTAAGGATTACCAAGAATTTGGATTTGATGCATCCCAGACCAATGATGCAATCAAACACTTTAAAAAAGACCCGTTAGCCTCACTAGACCCAACTAATTTTTATCATATTGTTGATCGGATTCGTTTGCAGCAAGATGTTAATGATTTAAATGACATTAATGCTCAATACGAAGATGAAATCAAAAGATTAAAAGAGGAGCTTAAAAATAAGCCTGATGAAGTCACTAAAAGACTTAATCGTGTTAAAAATAGCCCTCACCTTGTTGATAGAGAGCCAGTATCATTATCAAACCATGTTCCACCTTATTTATCTCAAGCCGCGAGATTTTATGGCAAAAAATAACTTATTTTTTTAGGAGGAAATAATGGCCGAATTAAACGCATCAGGGAGTGGATTAACTCTCTTAGATTTTGCAAAGCGAACAGACCCAACAGGTAAGTACCAAGTAGTAGCAGAGTTATTACAACAAAATAACTCCATACTAGATGATATTGTATATAAAGAAGGTAATCTAGCAACTGGAGAGCAAGTTTCAATGCGGACTGGTTTACCATCCGTTTATTGGCGTAAGATTGGTCAGCCTACCCCTAAGTCAAGCTCAACTACTGCTCAAAATACTTTCCCTTTTAAAATGCTAAAAGCGAACAGTATGGAATCCGCAGACATTATTAGATTAGGTGGAGATATCGATCAAGCTAGATTAGATGCCCTAAAAACACACATGGAAGCTATGAACCAAGAGTTTTCAACAGCTTATTTTTATGGCGACCCATCAACAGATGAAAATGAATTTCGTGGTTTAGCTACTACATATTCAAGTCTTTCATCAGCAGATGAGATTTCTACCAATGTACTTGATGCAGGTGGAACAGGGTCAGACAACGCTTCAATTTACTTAGTTGGTCATGGCATTGGAAAAGTATACTGTGCGTTCCCTAAGGGGTCATCAGCTGGATTGCAGCATACCGACAACGGTGAATTCAGTTTTAATGATGAAAATGGTACATTAAGAGTTTTTCAAGACATCCTTGAATGGAAAGCAACTTTAGTTGTTCAAGATTGGAGATTTTGTGTTCGTATATGTAATATTGACGTTTCTGATTTAGCAGGTGGGTCAGCAGCAGATTTGCCCGACTTTATGATAGAAGCAATGTCTTTGCTGCCGAACTTAGATAATGCATGTTTTTACATGAATAGAAAGTTGCATACTTATCTTAGAAAACAAGCTAGAAATGATGTCATTTCGGGTGGTGGATTAACTTTTGATACAATAGCTGGTAAAAAAGTTGCTTTCTTTGATGAAGTTCCAGTAAAGCGAGTCGACGCTTTGTTAAATACGGAAGCCGCAGTTTCCTAAGGAGTAGTACATGTTAGATAAAAATTTATTTTTTGATGATAATGCAGAACAGCTTACCACTGGGGCTAGCACCAACTATCTTGACCTCGAAATTGGTCGAAACATTGGCGCAGGTACCCCATTATATATTGAAAGCCTAGTACGTACAGCAATGACGGATGCAAGTTCAGATTCAACCATGACGTTGACGTTGGAAACTGATGATAATACATCTTTTTCTTCCCCAACTGAATTGCAAACTATTGGTACTTTTTCCGCAACATCAGCCGCAGGAACTAAGTTATCAGTAGGTTTGGTTATTTCTGATTCAGTACAGCGATACATTCGTGTTAAATACACTGTAGCAAACGGGGATTTAACAACTGGTAAATTCTCTACCTATATAACTACATTGTCAGATGTAAACACAGTATACGCAGACGGTATCGCATAATTTGTAAATAAAAGGAGGTGAAACAATAATGTTAATTCAAGCTACCAAAACAGGGTTTTATGAAAGAATACGACAAGAAGGTGATATTTTCGAAGTCCCTGATGATTTTCCTTTGGGGTCTTGGACTAAAAAGGTTGAAGTAGCCTCCTCTGCTAAAGATGAGCCTACTATTAGCGAGAAACCAGTAAAAAGGGGTAGAAAAGCTAAGGTTCAGGAGTTCTAATTATGGCAACGTATGGAGTAACCGCTACCGTAGATAAATTACTAAAGGAAGTTATAAAAATATTGAATGGTCATATGGAGGGGTCAGACCCTTCCATAGAGCAAATGGAAGATGCAAGATTCGCTTTTAACCGATATTTAGATAATTTACCACAATTAGGTAGTCGGTTTTTCCTACGTGCTAACAGGCAGTATGTTTTTCCTAGTGATAGCATTGTATTAGAGGGAGGGGTTAAATATCGTTGTATTAAAGCGTTTACAGCCCCTACTATAGCCACATATGCAACCTCAACAAGTTATTCTCAAGGGGATAACGTTTATCCTAGTGTATATAATGGATTTAGGTATGAAGCACAAAATGCTGGTGATTCAGCAGGTAGTGCCCCAATATTCCCAGCAATACAGAATTATACGGTTGTTGACAATGATATCACCTGGAAAGCCATACCCGATGAAAAGCCAAATGTTGGCTTAAATTGGCGAACGTATTTTAAAGAGGATTCATCTGCCACTGGGGGTAGTGCTTATGCGGCTGGCAATTATGTTAGAGCTGGTCAATTTGATTTACAGGCAGATGAGGTTAGTATCGAAAGCGCGTACATCAGAAAAAATAATGAAGATACACCCTTAACCATTGTGAGTGAGTATAATTTTGACCCAGTAGTTGAAAAAGCATCAAAAGGAAAACCAACTCATATTTATATTGAGAATATAGAAAATAATAAGAAAGCTCATTTGTATCCTAACCCAGATTCAGTGGGAATTGATGGGTATGTGTTGCATTATAAAGCGCAATTAAGAGCTGAAACCTATGATGGTAGTCAGGCATTAAGTTTACCATCAGAAACATATACACAAATTATATTTGGTGTTGCCGATATGTTAGCAATGCAATACAGCGTAAGTTCCGAGCAACAAATATTGATTGCGCAAAAATTAAGAGAAAAAGAAAGTGGAACCAAGTCATTGGAATTCGCACCAGTAAGCCCAGTGGCGAATGTTGTGAATTATGTATATTAGGAGGTCGAATTAAATGTCATCAAGCAAAGCTAAACAGATGGACTTGTTCCTTAACGGGTTACATGATTCATCAGGTCAGCCGCTTAAAAATTACAAAGCATATTTTTGGGTAAGTAGTGCAGCAAGCACGGCTAAAACTGTATGGTCAGATATCAATAAAACAAGCGTAATAGATCAGTCATCAGGGGTTACATTAGGCAATAAAGGTGAAATTGATGTATATGGTGATGGTGAGTATTATGTTCAAATAAAAACCCCAGCAGGGGCATTATATGATAGCTTTACAATAAGCTATTCGAGTTCCGTAGATTTTGGTGGATTATATATTGATATAGGGGCAGATTACGGTACAACCAACACGGCCATTCAATCAGCTATTGATGATGTAAACCCAGCTGTTAATTATACATTCCTCTTTAAGGATGCGGAGTTTACGGTTGGTGCAAGTTTAAATTTCCCTAGCAACGTATTAGTTAAGGGAACAATGACAGCGACAATAAATCAAAGTACTGGAACAATCACCATTAATCGCACCCCAGAGATCCCGGACTTCCAATTTTTTACAGGAACCCCAAGTGTAAGCTATGGAAGTGCAGTTCAAGAAGTTAAACCAATATGGACTGGTGGTGATTCAGTTACCGATGCCGTGGATTTTAAAGGGTCAGTAAATACACCCGAACTTAAATTAAATTCAACAGCAGTAACCTCAACAGCCCCCGAATTAAACCTAGTAGATGGTAGTGTTGCCGGTGATGTGGTTAATAGTAAGGCCGCTATCTATGATGCAGATGGCACATTAGATATGACTAAACTAGAAATAGGTGGATTAAGACAAGTCCCATTGCTTAACACGGAAAAAGGGTATTTGTATATAAGTGGGGCTGGTAATTTTGAATGTTCACAATCAGCAACCCCAGGCCAAAGCGTGCAAGTTGATGATCGATCATCAAGTACGTTTTTTGGTAGTGATGGGGCGGTTTATGTGTCATCCAATGCAAGCGTAGTTACCGTTAGTTTAACAAGTTCAGATGCAAGTAATCCACGATGGGATTTAGTGGAATTAGATGCATCATCAGGCACATATAGCGTTGTTGATGGCACAGCAGCGGCTAACCCTACATATCCATCAGGAACAGCAGGGAAAGACGCTATTGCTTATGTATACAGAAAGGCTAGCACAGCAGGTAATACCATTTATAATCGTGACATATTGGATGCCAGAATATCAATTAAAAATAAAAACGTTGATGGCCACTTTAAGACGAATTTTAGTGTTAATCAAAAGGAAGACACCGAAAACAGCTATTACGATAATCAGCAGATGTTCCAACAGATTCCATTTGACACTAAGTTTGATTATGTTCAACAAGATAAAACGAACTTACAATACATTGATACAATATTGGTGCCAGCAGATTCAGTGAATGGGGAAGTTGTGTATAGTGGGACTTGGACAAATTCAGATGTCTCTAGCTATTTTTTCGGAAGGGCAAAAAGATCAAGCACAGCAAATTCAACCGCTATTTTTAGTTTTAGTGGAGTAAGTGTTAATTTAATATACTTGAAAGACAGTACATCAACAGGTTATATATCCGTTGAATTAAGTGATGATGATGGTTCAACATATCACAGTAAAAAAACATTCAATACTGGAATCTTTGGCGACTTTTATTACAAAAATGTGACCGAGCTATACCAAGGGCTCGAATACGGTGACTACAAGGTCAAAGTAACGATATTAACTGGAACTGATTCCGTGAGTATCGAAGGCTTCTCATACGCCACCTACTTAATCCAAACCCCAATGACACAAAAGGCATTTTTATCAGAATCACCAACGGATATTAATGATGTTCCCCCTTTGACAACATTATTTGGTGGTACATGGGATAGTATAGGTGGGACAAGCACAGCACTATGGAATGGGATAAATAATAATACACAACATAATTCTGCTACCGTGGAATATAAATTTTACGGGAGTTCAATATATGTTATTGGATATACATATAGTACCTATGATGCAACATTTTCGGTAACTATTGATGGCGCAACAACATATGTGAAAAATTCTAGTGTATCAATGCCATCTTATAATGGGGATCGCCCTGTTTGGGTAAGACTAGACAATGGATCACTTCCAGAAGGTGTTCATACAGTGAAAATAACCACGACATCAACAGGGGGTACAGAACAATTGGGAATATCGGGGTGGGCGCATTACAGCGCTAAATACCCAACAACCTGTGCTAGATCATTGATATGTGGGAAGGATAGCTATGCGGTTGGTTCAGACTCAACCGATTTTACCTATACCGGATCATGGACGAACTTAGATTCTGTGGAATCATTTTTAGGGCGATACAAAACAACGACAACAAATACTGATTATGTGACAATTGCAACGCCTACAAATGTAAAGGCGATATACTTGATGAATCGTGTATCGAGTGATCGAGGTGAGTTAAAAATTAGTTTAGGCGGAGCGTCAAGTAATCTCAGGTATATCAATACCGACACCAACAATTATGGTCAAGGGTCATTTATTCAGATTTTATACGATTCATATATGGACGGTATATCCCTCGACTCTCAAGAATTGAGAATCACAAAAAATGGTGGGGCTACACAGGGGTTTGAGGGAATAATATTTGAAGTTGGTGATGTTGTAGAGTCAGATAGTATATTTTGCATGCCAAAGTGGACAAGATATAACACATCAGCAAGTAATAAATCCCCCGTATCCACATCGCACAGATTAGATGTGTATGGTTCCAAGTCAGATGGATCAACTGGTCGCAAACCAATGGTCCATAGTGGATTTTGTTATCATTCATCTGGCAGCTATGTTCATTATAGGCATGGGCTAAATATGCAAGATATGACGTATAAGTATGAATTTAGTAATGGGACTAAACCCACAGTATATCAGCTTAATTCAGCCACCAATAATGATTTATACAATTTTTATGGTGATTATGGCCTTATATCCACTAGCGCATATGCTCTTAGTAACTGGGTAAGAATTTCATTATTCCCAAATCGGGTCATATAAGAAGGAGAACCGTATGTACATTTATTATATAAACAACCAAAAAGTAGAAGAATACCCAAAGGCCGCCCCAAGAGATTTTAGGTTTGGGGAAACCCATTATATTCCTATTATTGATATGGTTGAAGATGAGTCAGGTAAAGTAATTAATGAAATTAAAACCTTATCTCAGGCATTAGAGTATTACAAGGATAAAAACCAAGCTGAATATGAGCGTGTTTTAGCAATACAAGAGCATGAAAACCGTTGCAACCCAGATCACGAAGATTATAACTATGATTATGCGAGACAATTTGGCAATAAAAAATACGACGACATCAAAGAGCAGATAGACAAGTTCTGGCATGATATTGATCAAGACAAAATATTAAAAGAGGGTGAATTTTATTTACATCGCAAAAATGTTAAAAAGGATTATCCTGGGTAATGCCTTTCCAAAAAGTTCAATTAAGTAAGCCGTATTACAATGTTGATAGCACATCCTTATTATCAACGTGCGAGTTAGTACAAGATGGCTTTATTGATGAATTTAATGCATTCCATAAGCGTGCTGGTTATTCTCTATTTTCTGATTTAGGAACCAATGCCGATGTTATGGGGGTTTATTTTAGCGTAGATGAAGGAAAGTTGGTTGCAGTAAGCAAGGGTAAAACCTTTATGATTACAGATCGTTATGGGGCTAAAACGGATATTACAGGGGATACGCTACCTATTGACCAAAGAGTACAGTTTAACGAGTTTAAGTATGGTGGAAGCAATTATTTATTTATGGTTGCCAATAGCACCCCTATATTTACCAACTTTACAGCTAACACCCAGACGTTAAGCGCATCAAGTACACCGCCATTAGTTGGTACGGCACCAACCAATGTAACCCATATGATTGAGTTTTTTTCATATTTAATATGCTCAGAAAAAAATAGTAATTCATGGAAGTTTAGTTTTCCTGGGAACCCATTTTCATGGACATTATCAGATAGCTACCAGATGATTGGACAACAAAATGTTAAAGGGTTGTTTAAGGGTGCAAATAATTTTCTAGTGTGTTCTAGTACAAACATTGATATCTGGGGCCAAAGTGGTGATTTTTTAAACCCATATTTGAGTTCAGTTAAAGCTCAATACGCACAAATAGGGTTAGCGAGTCCTTATGCCTCAGTAGTTATCGATGGCACACGAATGATTTTTTTAGATAAGACAAGGCGTTTAGTTATGTTAGAAGGTAGTAGCTACATTGATATGGGGATGGCGATTAATAATGAAATCCAAAATTTATCAACGGTAGAAGATGCAGTTGCGTTTAATATTGTAATAAATGGTAGAAACTTTTTAATGCTTAATTTCCCATCAGACAAGAAAACTTTTGTTTATGATTATATAAGCCAAGCCTACTACAAATGGTCCTCATGGGATGAAGCAACGTCAACTAGAAGCCTATTTAGAGCAAATTGTTATACATACGCATCGACTTGGAATAAACACATAATTGGGGATATTAATAATGGTAAATTATATCAATTGGATGTCAATTCTCATTCAGATGATGGAAATACAATCAATGCGGAAATCATCACCGGTCACATTAATTATGGGTCCGATGGTTTTCTCAAGCAACCAAAGAAAGTCATTGCCCGTATTCGACGAGGTGATGGTAAAGAAGGTTCCGTTACCGATAGCCCTAGAATACTTATTAGGCATCGGGACCAAAATGAGTCATGGAGCAATTTTAAAGAGGTACAACTTGGGCCTATTGGCGACACCAATTTTCGGGCTATTTTGTATAATTCTTGTAAGCCGTACTATAGCCGCCAATACCACATTAAAATGCCAGACAATGCTAAGTTTGTTTTATCTAGTATCGAGGAAGAATTTTGAAGAAACACATTATTCCCACAAGATTAGACGGTATCAATAGAAGTGATTACGCTGATTGTACAGATGTTGCATCAGCAATTACATTGATTAATCGCTTAAAAGATTATGTCATTTTGAGTGATGCGTCCGTGCGAAACCAGGTGAACCAGTTGATTGATGTTGTTGAAAGTATGGACCAAAAAGCAACTTATGAAAGTTAGAAAAGCAGAAATTGCAGATATAGATGCGTTAGAAGTCATTGCGAGTAAGTCTTACAAGAAGATGGAGTTCCAAGGGGAATACGATTCTGATTATTTCAAAAAGATATTAAAGGGACAAATTGAAAGTGACGATTATATTATTTTGAAATGTGTAGATAATAATGTGATTGTTGGGGGATTATTTGCGATGCTTATTCCTGAAATGTATAGCCCAACAACAAATCTCATATACCAATTTGCAATGCAGGCAGACCCAGATTTGAACAAGGTAAAACAAGGAAGGATTGTATTAAGTCTCATTTATAAATTGGAATATATGGCATTTATGTTTGATACAAATGAGATTGCATTTAGTGTAGATAAAAAATACGACTTATCCAAATATTACGATCGTAATGGGTATACATTAACTGAAAAAAAATATAGTAGGAGGTTAAAATAATATGGGTGTTGTAGCGGCAGCAATAGGGGGGGTAGTGGCTTTAGGGGGCTCAATAATACAGGGGGATCAAGCAGCTAAGGCAAGAAGGGCAAAAATGAGTGCGGCACAGCGTGCAAAAGAAGAATTAGGTTTAGGTAAAGAGGAATATGATCGACGCATGGATTTAGCCTCAACCGATCTTGATACCGCCTATGATCTAGGCTTGCAACGTATGGAACAGGGTATGGCAGAAATGCAAGCCGGATACCAACGAGCTAGAGGAGACTTAGATGTTGCTAGAGCGGATATTGAAGCTGGGATTGAGCGATTTGACCCGTATGCACAAGCTGGAACTAGGGCCTTATCTGGCTACGAGAAAATGCTGAATCAACCAAGTTCTATTTTTGATAGCCCTATTTATAGTTCCAAGGAAGCAAGGCTTACTAAGTTGTTATCAGCACGAGCCGCACAAACAGGGCGTTTAGGGGCATCAGCCGATATTACAGCAAGTTTTGCCCCAGCATATCAACAATTAATGGAACAGGAATATGCAAGCGCATTAGGTAGGTATCAGCCATTAATCCAATATGGTTATGGTGCGGCAGGACAACAAGCTGGTTTAAATCAAGCCTTAGCTGGGGTTGCTGGGCAACAAGCATCATATTCAGCTGATTTAGGCAGACGGATGATGGCAGGACGAACATATCAATCAGGATTAGATGTTGAACGTGGGCAAAAACAAGCAGGGATTCAAGCAAGCCGCGGAGCTATGGGGTATACCCATTCAGGGAATTTAGCCAACATTGAAATGGGTAAAGGGGCAATAGAGGCAGACTACTTCAACCAGATAGGCAATATTTATGGAGGTTTAGCGGAGCAAGCTGGGGAATTTGCAGGTCAATTAATAGGAGGTATGAAATAATGTTACGGATGCCAGGATACATGACCAATGTACAGCCAATGCAGGTAGCACGACCAGTAAGCTCATTCTTTAAAGGTTATGAAGCCGCCGTTGATAGAGCTTATAAGGAAGGTGCGAGCCAACTAGCACGAGAAACATTGGAATTTAATAAAAAGAAGTATGCAGAAGATGCACGGTTAAGGCAAGAAGAATTACAAAGAAAGAAAAATAAAGCCAAAGCACAAGCCCAAGAAAACGCAATATATAAGTATATTGATGATGCCCGTGAGGGGAATGTTCCAATAGAGCAAATCCAACAGCAAGTTAATAAAATGTACGATAATAGCCCAGAATATAGGGAGATGTTAGGTCAACCCAAAATACAAGTAACCCCTAAAGGGCGAGTTGTTATGACTGAAACTGGTATGGTTACTCAAGAAAAACTTGATGAATTGTTAGGGCAAGGAACAATAGATCAAGATTTTTATGATCAAGCGATTCCCAACATAGGCAAAGAATATACCTTTGATTATGCACGTAATCCACAAGGCGGATTTATTCCAATGAGTGTTAAGTTTAATCCAGTAGACATTGAAAAAGACCAAAGACCAGATGTTGGAAATATTGTTAGCCTGGCCAATTCTTTATTAAGAAGAAAGAAGGGTATTAATGGGGAATCGGAATTTACAACAGAACAAGTTATTCAAGAAGTTGAGAAGATGATCCCAGGAGCACGTGCAATATTAGAAGGTACTATACAAGATGGCGATCAATTTATTGATAATAATAAAGGTCCAACCACTGGTACATCAGGTGAAATTAGAGAATTTAATACAGAAGAAGAATTTTATGCAGCAAACTTACCCAAAGGGACAATCGCAATTGTAGAGGGGCGTAAGGCCAGGATGGATTAATGAGTCCTATTACTTATTTAGATGAAGAACCTTCTAAAATTACTTATTTAGATGAAGAACCTTCTAAAATTACTTATTTGGATGAAGAAAAGCCCGAACCCGTTAAAAAAGACGAGACACTAGAAGAGCTGGAAAATAAGCAAAACTGGTTATTTACAATATTAGACAATGTAAATCGTCCACAGTATGGCGTAGCTAACGCTATCTACCAAGCATATACTAATGATGACTTTGATTTGGGGAAATCTATATGGGATGGGTTAAGTCTCAAGGAAAAACGCAGTGTAGGGGATACATTGCGTGAAGTTATAGAGCCTGAAACAAAGCTAGGTAAAATAGCGGTAGGGGCAGCTGGATTTGCAGGAGATATCTTAACCGACCCATTAACGTATACAGGGGTTGGTTTAGTAAGTAGATCAGGCAAATTATTAAAGTCTGGTACGGAAGCCAAGAAACTAGCTAAGGCCGCAAGAGCCGCAGGAAAAGCGGATGGATCAAAAAGGGTAATAACCTTTGCAGGTAAAGTTATTCCTAAAAGTGAAAAGGTTGCTGAACCAATAGCACAAATCTTAGGTAAAACAGGTAAATTTGTTAAAGAAGATTTGGGGAAGGTATCAGAGGCTATTGATTACTTGGGGCAAAGAGTATCAACCAAGTTTAGGCCAAAAGATATTGACCCAATCATGTGGGCAAAAATCACAAAAGCGACAACTAAAGCTAAAAACATTCAGTCTAATTTAGAGTTAGAAACCATTGAGAAAGCACGTCAAATGGCTAAAGCGTTTCGAGATGAAGGGTTAGATGAGGATGCAATAGCGAAGATAACCAACCAATTAGAAACTAAACAGCCGATTACAAGTTCAGGCGGTTTAATGGCTAAGCAATTTAGTGAGGAAATGACAGAACGTTATGCTAAAACTGGGCCATCAGGAAAACAATTAATTGATGATCCTAACATAGGTTACGTACCACACGTTTTAGAAACTAAAGCTAAAAAGTATCAAGATGCAACAGGTTTCAATAAACGTCAATTTACAACGTCTAGCCCATCAGATATCGCAAGAACCCTTGTTAAATATACGGATGATGCCGGGGATGAATTTGTATTAAGTACTAAAACAGGGAAATACTATCAAGATGGTTTACTAAAAGGAACGTTAAGACCGAAGCAATTAAAACAATTAGACGAAGAAGCCTTATCCCAAGCCAGCATATCAGAAATAAACCGAGCTTATGGGGATACGGTATTTGCTACTAAGCTACCTAAATTAATGGCAATCCAAGGGCTAAGAACGGCTAAGGTTGTTGGTGGGGATGAATTTTACAAGGAGGTAGCAAAGATTGGTAGCCGTGTCCAAAAACCCGGAATGGTTCAGTCATCAGCCCCAGAGTTAGCAGGTAAATTTTATGATCCAGCAGTGGTATCACACATTGATAAAACATATGAAGCCCTAAAGCCACAAGAGTTAAATAATTTTATGCGTAATTATGACAAAATTCAAAATGCTTGGAAAACCACCTCAACGTTCTGGGCAGCGTCTTTCCATAGTAGAAACGCCTTATCTAACATGTATCAAAACACACTCGCTGGTGTTAATGATCCCGCAGATTATGCAAGAGCTAGTAAAATCCAACTTCAATCGAGAAAAGGGATTGAAGGGTTAAACGATGCTGACAAACAGATTATGAAAGAGTATCGGGAACAAGGGCTTGATACAATAGGGCATTTTAGTGGTGACATTGAACAGTCTATAGAAGCACAAATTAATAGTGCATTTGATTTACTTAAAAAAAGAAAAGTGGTTAAGGGAACTATTCAAGGAATAAACCAAGTTACCGGAGCCGTAGGGAATGGCGTAGAAACAAATGCAAAACTTGCGCATTACATTGCTAAGAGAAAAGAAGGTTTAACACCATTTGAAGCTGGGGAATCGGTTAAAAAGTATTTGTTTGATTATAAAGATTTAACTCGTCTTGAAAAAGATGTCTTTAAGCGATTAATGCCATTCTACACATTCACACGAAAAAACATACCTCTTCAAATAGAAGCTTTAATTAAAGACCCATCAAGGCAAAACAAATTGATTAAGTTAAAAAATAATGTAGAGGTGTACGCAGGTGATGACCAAACAAGTGGGTTATTGCCAGAATACATGCAAAACGCAAGCCCAGTATTTATCGGTAAAAAAGATGGTAAGTTACGCTACATTAAGTTGGAAGGGTTCTTACCCACAGCCGATCTAAACCGTTTAAGTCAGCCAGCTCAAGAATTATTGGCATTAGTAAGCCCAATTATTAAGGCCCCTACAGAACAAACCCTAAACTACAATTTCTTTTTTGGGCAACCATTAACACGACAAAAAGGGATCAAGGGCTTTGCTGGTTATGGTGAAAGAGACTATTTATTTACACGAATCCCTGGACGACTTGAGCATTTAGCAAGGTTGTATCGACCTTTTACCGAGATTGAAAAGATATTTGGGGATAAATATACCTTTCAAGATGGGGCAACAAAAGCATTTAACTTGTTGCTTGGCGGTAAGGTTTACGAGTATAAAACAGAAGATTTACTGAGAAAGTTTAGTAGGTTATCAGATGAAGAAGCAAGAGGATTAAAGTATCAAATAAATCAAATTCGTAGAGAAATGGAAGAATATCCAGATAAAGCACATTTGAAAGATAAAGATTTGAAAACCGTAACGGAACTGTACATTAAGAAAAGAAAAGAAGCAGGCTTACAAAAACAAGCCGCAGCTAAATTAATAGAAAGGGGCAATTAATATGCCAAAATTAGGTAAAAAAAAATACGCGTACACTAAAGCAGGAATGGCCGCATACAAGAAGGCGAAAGCTAAAAAAACGGCTAAAAGGAAATAAATATGAAGCGCAAAAAAAAGGTTCCTGCAAGTGTTAAATATGCTAATGGGACAACGTATAAAGATAGTGCAGGAAAAACCCACAAACGAACGTCTGCTAAAGGAACTAAAAGGGGGGATGCTTATTGTGCAAGATCAAGCGGCCAAAAACAAACTGAAAAAGTTAAAGTACGACGTAAGGCATGGGGGTGTCGTGGCAAAAAATCTGTGAGGGCAAAATGAGTGCGGCTTATTGGGCCAATAAAGTCAAATGGTAAACCAGAAAGGAATGTGCAATGAACATTAGAATTAGGTTCGGGTTGCCACCACAACCGAACCCACTTAAACGAGCAAAGAACCAAGTTCAAAAAACACAAAGTAAAGTAATTAGATGTGGCCATCCAATCAAGTTACGTAACACAACCGAGGTGAAGCGTGGTAGGCCCTGATCCAATAAGCATAATGGCTATGGGGATACCTGCCATTATGCGATATAACTTGTCATTAGGTATTTTTGTGATGTTTTTATTTTTACTTTTTGGGTTTGCGTTTTTTTTGAAAAAGAATAGTAATGACATAAATGAATTGAAGGAAGACTTTAAAACCTTTAAAGACCATTTGGATAAAGTTCAAAGTGAAGCTGAAAAAGACAAAGAAAAATTACATGAGCGGATGAACGCAATGAATAAAACATTATCTGGTATTGAAGGTAAATTAGAGTTATTTATTAAGATGAAGTTGGAGAGTCATGGATAAAATTAAAATCACACATAATTTTCACGGCACTAAATTTTCTATTTTTGATTACCGTGTAATAGGTAGCAATATTATCAAAATGAAAACCAATGATAAGTATTTTCATGCTAGCACATTAATTGATGATTGGTATTATGAATCAGTTGTATTTAAAGGTGTTGTGCGCAATAGAAAGCCGTCAACTAAGGTTGGGTATTCGATAACATTTGAAGTGCCACGAGACGATCAATTTAGGGCATATTACAATGAACTACAAGGTCAAATAGGAAAAGGTTATGATTATAAAGGCGCAATGCTTGGATTCTTTGGTATTAAGATACAAGATGATGATAGGTATTATTGCAATGAACTAAATAATATTTTTTTAAAACATTATGCCCCAGCATTAATATCAGAAAAAACAAATTATAGCCCCAAAGATTTGCGATTAGTATTAATGGCTTGGAAATATGGCCAGTCGCAAGTATAATGAACATAACAAAAAAAAAATAAAATAACTCATTTATATAAATCAATTAACCCTTTCTAGCCGAAGGGTTTTTTGTTTGTTATAATGGGGCCATGCAATCCAAAACCGGAAGCGTTGTTGAGACGTTCATCACAATTATTAGGGACAATATTGGGAATGCGTGCGGCATTTATGTTGCAAAAAAATGGTTTGGAATTGACATTTCTATTGGATTACAAATTGCGATTGGATTACAAATTTATAATGCGGTAGGCACCTATATTCAACGAAGAATATTCAATAAATATGGGGAGTCTATTGTGCTTTTTACAACGAAGGTGTTTGAGGCTATTGTACTTTTTACAAAGCAGGTGTTCAATAATGCAAAACCAAAAAAAAATTAATGAACAAGAGTATGTCGAGATCTTGTCTGGGTTACAAAGAGAAATCGATATAATAAAATTAGATATGCAGCAAACGAAAGATTTAACCCTGAAAAGATGGAACGATATTGATGTGCAAGTAAGCACTTTTAATGAAAAATTTAATCACTTTTCAAATGGTTTTAAATCCATTGAACGTAATATGGTAATAGGTACTGGTTTAATATTGGTGTTCATCAGCTTTTTTAGCCTCATTTTATTAACGAAATTATAGTGTTTATTGTTTGGACATATTAAAAACAATCGATACGTATTGAGGCTAACCCAAATCCTTTAATAGCTAATAGCAAAAACGTGTGTAACTTGTATGTTTACATAGCCCTCGAGGTATTGTTTGTGCATGGATCAAGCAAATATATATCGTGAATTATCCGACGTAGAAGCATTTTGTGCTGATGTCTTGGAAATTGGCGAGGATTTATGGGAATTACGTGAAAAGTTACTTATTAATATTATTAATATAGGGGTAACAGATCATTCCTACATTATAAGTGCTGAAATTAAAAAATTAACTGAGCTTGGGAAAAAACTAGGCTTGTTATTAGAATTCATTACGAGGGCATTAATCGCTATAGGAAATAACGATGTCCCATATCACGTAACCGACTTTTTATTGGAAGCTGAAAGGCTAGTACTACTTTATGTAAAGCAATATGAATCAGGTGATTTGCCGTCTAACTTTTATCACGAGTTAGAGGAATTGTTAAATGATTATTTAGATAAGGAGGTACATTATTATGGCTAAACACATATCAATATCCCAAATTAATAAGTATTTGGGGTGTGGGGAGGCATACCGGCTACAATATATCGAAGGCATTAAACAGCCACCAAATGTTTCCATGATAAAAGGATCAGCGTTTCATAAGGTTGCGGAAACTAATAATATCCAAAAAAAGGTGACTAAGACTGATTTATGCTTAGATGAGCTAAAAGAAATTGCAAGTAACGATTTGGATTCAAGATTTGATAGTGAAATTACATATAAAAAAGATGAAAAGGACAATTTATCTAAAACAAAAGGTGATGCTAAAGATAGTTTAATGGTGGCAATAGATCAATTGGCAATTAACACAAAAGACGTTATTCCAATTGAAACTGAATCGGAATATAACATACAAATTCCTGGCATAGCAAAGCCATTAAAAGCAATTATTGATTGCATTACGGATGACAATAGAGTTATTGATTATAAAGTCACAGGGAAGCCAAAAACCCAATTAGAAACTGATGTCGATATACAATTAATGGCTTATGCATTAATACATCGTGTATATTTTGACAATTTTCCAAAACTTGAGTTTCACAATTACGTAACCAAGCATACTAAAACTAAGGGGCATGAGACATTATTTAAAAAAATATCAACTGAACATAATGAAAATTCAATTACCCCATTAATTAATACATTAAGAGTCGTTACCGAAAGCATTGAAAAAGGTATATTTTTACCAGCAGCTAAGGGGTCATGGCAATGCAGCCCATCAGCATGTAGTCATTATCACAGTTGCAAATACATTCACGGTCAATCGAGGTTTGGAATATGAGTATTTTAAACTTCATTAACAAGAAACTTACTTTGCAAATTTTTTGCACGGTATATGAAAAAAAAGAAATAGAATACACCACCCACGAATCATTAATGTGCCAAATGCCGTTTAAGTGTGATAAGGCTACATTTAGGCGGCATATGATTGCATTGTTAGAGGCCAAATTAATTCAATGCACATTTCATGAAACATACAAAGTTATTAGTTTAAATAATGCAATAGATCAAGAATTAGATTCCACGCCAATAGAGCCTGAGCCACAACAACAGGCTTTAATACCAGTAGCCACAGTGCCATACAAAGATATTTTAAATCAGTGGAATGAATTTGCCGCTCAACATGGGTTAGCCCAAATAATTAAGTTAAATGAGCAAAGAAAAGCTGGAATAAGGGCCAGACTTACAGAAAAAGAGTTTTGCTTAGATAAGATTTTAGAAGCAGTAGCACAAAATGATTATTTTTTTGGGAACAACAATAATGGCTGGAAAATAACTTTTGATTTTATTTTTTGCCGAACATCTTCTTATTTAAAAATACTTGAAGGGTTTTATTCAAAAAATGATCAAAAAAACGTTACACAACTGAACTACAAAGACAAAGCGCAAATTAATTTTATTGAAGGGATGAAAGCAATATCATGAGTTTCAAGGAAGTATTTTCTAATTATTACCAATCCTTATGTTCAATTCATAATGAACAGCCTAGTGTTTTTCAAGCCACTACTATGATGAATTATTTATTGGAAGAAATTGGTGAAGAAGAACTAATACTAAAAGGTATTAAAGATGCTACCTCAACTAAACACAAGTTTGTTCGAACCTCGACAGATAAGAATGGGCATACAAGTGAAGTTCCACGAACCCCATCAGCTAAAGAAATTGCAATAATATGCAACGACTTAAAAGAAGATTATTATCGAGATAAAGAACAGCAAAATGCGATGAGGCTTTTAAGTGAACCAAAAGAAATTACAAAGCAAGCGGCGGCTAATGGCCAGTTAGCATGCAGTTTAGTTGCTTGGTTTAAATGTTGCCCCGATAAGGTGTATTCCCTTATTAACTCAGGGGCACTTGTGGCTAACAAATTATTAGCCGAACAAAATATGTTTGAGGCGATGGGAACTAAAAACATATACGCAAAAAAACGACAAGAACAGATGAAGCAGTACATACAGACGCACTACGAATCAATAATTGAGTTATGCAAAAAGGAGGAGCCTATAAGTTCTTAATTTAAAAACAATAAACAAAGGAGTAAAAAAAATGGATTTTGATTTTGATAATTTAGTAGTAACACATAAAGAAAAAGAGTATGAAAAAATAAAGCCCGGTTTACATAACGCAATTTGTGTTGGGGTATGGAATGTTGGCCCACACAAAACTGAATATGGAATTAAAAATAAATTTATTATTGGGTTTGAGGTTGAGCAACGGAATACGCAAACAAATGAACAAATGTTGCACCTTGATATTTATACCATGAGCGTGCACCCAAAAAGTAAATTTGGAATGTTATATGAATCTTGGTCAGCTAAAAAATTAAAAGATGAGGATCGATCAAAATTTAATTTTTCACAATGTGTAGGTAAAAAAGCAACATTAAACATTATTCATAATGAAAAATACGTGAATATATCGGCTATTCTACCAGCACAAGATGGTAATTCAATTAAATCAGAGGACGTTCTTAAAGGTGAAGTTCCTAACTATGTAAAAACAATGCGTGCAAAGGCGGTTATAAATGACAATGAGCCACAAATTAATATTGATGACGTTAAACCTCTTAAAGACTTGGAGAAGAAGCCAGAGGCTGAAAACACTGAAAAGGCACCATTTTAATTATGGGTACGCCAAAAAACATTGGAACAATCCACCGCTACTTTGTAGATAAGGGCTATGGATTTATACGACATAGAGAAAAGGGAGCAATTCATGATAGTGAGAAGTTTTTTCATTGCAGTCAGTGCGTTAGTGGCTTTGTGCCTTTGGAAGGGAAAGAGGTGGCCTTCAATCTAGTTTATAACAAAGACAATAGAATTATGGCCGTTGAGGTAGAAGATGCCCCTGAAAAAAGATAGTTTCGCAGAATATCAAGGGAAGTCTTTCGTGTATAACCCTAAAGGGACTACAACTAAGTATTCAGCAACTTTTAAACGCATAGTTGAAGAAAACGGAAAGTTATTGTGTGAACTTAAACTAGCAAATGTTGGCACGGTTAAAGCTGAGGCCACCAATGATTTGCTTAAACAAATCAAGAGTAGGAGTCAATTTTTATGATGATTATGGGGATTGATCCTGGTGTTAAAGGGGCATTTTGTGCGATGCCCCAATCTAACCCAGAAATACATAATGTGATTATAACTGAGTTTAAAAATTTAACCGACAACGAAATCATATTGGCAATTAAAGAAATCATGCCGGATGTTGTGTATCTTGAATCGGTATTTCGAGTGGATAAACTTGTGGCGCACCGAGGTTTTTTGCGTGGGGTATGCATTACATTTAATATCCCAGTACACGATGTGCGACCACAAGAATGGAAATCAGAA